TCATTTTATTTTCTCCGTTTATTGTTTTAATAATTCCATTATATACTAATTAATGGGCCAGGTAAGATATATTTAAAATATTTTTATTCCAGCATTTTCTACAGTCTCCACACTGCCCCTGGTTTTCAAAACTTCTACAGGTGGCCTTTTCTGGATTAGTGGTAACAGTGCTAGTATTTGAGTATATAGGGGCTTTACCATCAATCATAGCCCCTGATAAGCGTATTACTATATTATCTGGTATATTGCCTTTATACTGCTTTACTAGTTTACTTTCTTTTGTGGGTAACCAGTGTTTAACCTGTGGTGTAGCCTTTACTACCTCTAAAATTTTCTCCAGGTGCTCCAGTGATTGTAGATCTCCGCTATCGTGCCACCTGAATACACCAGCCTCTACGATATCTTTTTTATTATTGATTAGATATACCATACCAGCTACCCAGTCTGGGTTGTCGATACTGTCCAGCCTTCTTTGCTGGGCCTCTACAATAGCTGGATACCTGGCATAATTACCTTTTAAAGCGTAGCATTTACTACACACACTACCTTCTATACCTCTTAACTGCTGGCCTTTATGACAGGCCCTGGCAGGTATTGAGTAGCTACTGCCTGGCATTTTACTAGTGCTGGTTAAGCCAGCCACAATAGCTGTGGCCTGTTTAATAGTTTTTACTGGTGTGGTTAAGTTATTGATTAACATTCTTATACCCTCCAGGCCATTACTGTATGACTATCGTATGGTTCTAAAAACCAGCCTCTGGCCTCTAAAAACTCCCCCATAGGGCTGGGTTCTATACATTCTATACTACCCCACGGGCTCCAGCGTGTACTATCTAGCCCTGCCATACCTTTAAGCCACACGCCAGCCTCTTTTTCCTGTCCATCCCATTCTGAATAGTCCACTGCCTCCAGTCCTGGGAATGCTTTATTCAACTGCTTTACTAATGTTTTTACTGTTTTTACCTGTCTCATTTTTACTACTCCGTTGTTGTTAAAATACTACACAGTATGTTTCTCTCTGTGTATGGTGATAATTATACACACATTTTTAAGGCTGTGTGAACTTTATTTACAATTAATTTACAATCAGGCTACAGCCCTCACTGTGTATGGTTTTGTGTGGTGTAAATAATTTTCAATCGGGCCACTGTGTGGACCATTAACCACAATCACTGCCATTTATATCCACAAATATCCACACACAACCACCAGCCCTGTGTTATTCCACACCTGGCCACGTATGGCCCACACTAGCCACTGGAGGCCTGCCCTTTTTAGCTTTCCCCGACCACTGGTAGCCACGTATGGCCAGCCCTGGTAAACACCTGCCCTTTTTAGCCACAGAGGCAGGGGGAGGGGCCCATAAGAACTTTCCGTATCCGTGTGGTAACTCAATAGCACATCAGAAGAGGATTCCACCCCTGGCCCTTAATAGCCATAAATAGCCATAAAAGGACCACCAGAGGCTCAAAATAGCCACAAAAGGAGTGCTAATTTCCCATTTTGGTTTTAATTAATTAACAGAATTATTATAGAAAAAAGAAGAAGTGTTGCTATTATGGGAAAAGTGTGGTATAATAAGGGTATAGGCAATAGCTTTTTTATAACACCTCCCTATATAAGGACAAAGGTATAATGGCAGACGGAAGAAGAAACAATAAAGGCAACCCTGCTTTTAAGAAGGGTGCAGTAATGAACCCCAACGGTAGACCCAAAGGTTCAGTAAATAAATACACAGCTCTTAGTAGAGAACTATTATCCACTAAAGGGCCAGAGATAGTCAATAAGGTAATTGAGATGGCCCTAGATGGGGACAGACACTGCCTTAAGATGTGTATGGATAGGATTGTTCCAGCTCATAAAGCAGTAGAGATTAAACACGAACATAAAGATTTAGGTGTTAATATTATTGTTGAGTCAGTAAAGGCTATTGAGAAGAAGGAAAAGAAAGAACAAGAAGTATTCGAGGCAGAAGTAGTTAAGAATGGCTGATATTAACGTACAGCTACACCCAGCCCAGATGGACATCTTCAGGAGTGAGGCCAGATTTAAAGTAGTAGCAGCAGGAAGAAGATTTGGTAAATCAAGATTAGCTGCTTGGGTGTTATTAATTAAAGCCCTACAGTCGGACAGTAAGGATGTTTTCTATATTGGCCCTACCTTTCAACAAGCCAAAGATATTATGTGGGGTATGTTGAAGGAATTAGGTGGTGATGTTATTAAAGCTGCTCACGAGAATACAGCTGTGTTAACCTTAATAAATGATAGAAAGATTTATTTAAAGGGTTCAGATAGACCAGATACACTTCGAGGAGTAGGTTTGGAGTACGTGGTACTAGATGAGTATGCCAGTATGAAACCTGAAGTGTGGGAGATGATTATTAGACCTACACTAGCTGATGTTAAAGGTGGTGCGTTATTCATCGGAACACCAGCAGGTAAGAACCACTTCTACAAATTGTATGTAGATGCTATGAAGGACCCTGAATGGGACACCTTCCAATTCAATTCCACAGATAATCCTCTCCTGGACCCTAAGGAAATTGAAGCAGCTAGGAATAGTATGTCTACTCAAGCGTTTAGACAAGAGTTCGAGGCCACCTTTGAAAGCTTCAGTGGAGGTATATTCAAAGAAGAGTGGATAACTTACGTAGAGGATGAGAAAGATTTTAAAGAAGGTACAATTGGACACTACGTGGTCTCAGTTGACCCAGCAGGTTTCGAAGAAGCAAGTAAAGGTAGAGGTTTAAAGTCCAGTAAATTGGATGAAACTGCTATCTCAGTAGTGAAAATTGTGGGTGATGAGTGGCTAGTAAAGGATATATACCACGGTAGGTGGGGTATCAAAGAAACAGCCACTAGAATCCTAAATGCAGCATTAGATTGTGAAGCATCATCAGTAGGTATCGAGGCAGGTGCATTAAAGAATGCTATTATGCCCTACTTAGAAGATGAAATGAGAAGTAAGAGTAGATGGGTTAATATAACTGATGTTACTCACGGTGGTAAAAGAAAGATTGATAGAATTACGTGGTCATTACAAGGTAGATTAGAGCACGGTAAGATTAAATTAAGGAAAGCAGATTGGAATAGTCCCTTTATCTCACAGTTAATGGACTTCCCTTCTCCACTTAGCCACGATGACTTGATTGACTCGTTGGCATATATAGATCAAGTGAGTGTTGCGGACTATGCAACAGCTATAGAATTAGATGAGTGGGAACCTATGGACGCAGTAGCAGGATATTAATGATTAAAGATAGCTTAAGTTATAAAGACCCTATGACACCACTTAGAGAGTGGGTGTTAGGTAGAGTAGAGAACTGGGAAGAACACAGAAACTCTAACTATTTAAAACAGTGGGATGAATACTACCGTATATGGCGTGGTGTTTGGTCAGAAGAGGACAAGACTAGACAATCAGAGAAGTCTCGTCTTATTTCCCCAGCTACCCAACAGGCTATTGAGGCCACAGTTGCAGAACTAGAGGAAGCTACCTTTGGTAGAGAGAGATGGTTTGATATCGAAGATGATATGTTGGACCAACAACCTCAAGATGTGGAGTATGTACGTAAGTTACTACACGAAGATTTAGAAAAAGATGGTGTTAAGCCAGCAATAGCTGAGTGTTTACTTAATGCAGCCCTTTATGGTACAGGTATTGGTAAGTTAATTGTAACTGAAAAGACTGAAGTAGTACCAACAGAACAGCCAGTAGCAGGCACATTAACGACCAGTAGGGGCACAGCTGAGATACCTTATATTAGTGTTAAGATGGAGCCAGTAGCCCCTAAAGAATTTGTTATTGACCCTACTGCTACAGATATTGAGAGTGCTCTAGGTGTTGCACATATCGTAATTAAACCTAGATACTTAATAACACAAGGAATTAATGAAGGAATATATGAAGACAAACCTATTGGTAGTTATGACAAAGCGGACTTTGGGTTCGATGATGAAAATTCTTCCTCTACTAATGAGGATGATAAAGTTAAAATCGTTGAGTATTGGGGTCTTGTCCCTAAAAAGTTTCTTAAGAAAAGTAGTAGCGAACTGGAAGAGTTTGATTACGAAGATGATGAATTAGTAGAAGCAGTAGTAACTATTGCTAATGATTCCGCTGTTCTTAGAGCAGTAGAGAATCCATATATGATGACAGACAGACCGTTTGTTGCATATCAACACGATAGAGTACCAGGTAAGTTCTGGGGTAGAGGGGTAACAGAGAAAGGTTATAACCCACAAAAGGCCCTTGATGCAGAACTTAGAGCACGTATTGATACTCTTGCGTTAACTACACACCCTATGATGGGCCTTGATGCAACTAGATTACCGAGAGGTACTAAGTTTGACATCAGACCAGGCAAGACTATTCTTACCAACGGTGACCCTAAATCAGTTTTGATGCCGTTGAACTTCGGTAGTCTAGCCAACTCTACCTTCACAGAATCCGCAGAGCTAGAAAGAATGGTGCAGATGGGAACAGGTGCTATGGATACTGCCAATAGCAACCTATCTAATCCGCGTAACTCTACCGCCTCAGGAATGAGTATGTTACAGGCGGCATCAATTAAACGCCAGAAGAGAACTTTGATGAACTTCCAAGATAGTTTCTTAGTTCCTATGATTAATAAAGTAGCCTGGAGAAGAATCCAGTTTGACCCACAAAGATACCCAGTGATGGATTATAAGTTTAGACCTTATAGCTCACTAGGTATTATGGCCAAAGAGTTAGAGACTACTCAGATGATTCAGATGTTAAGTATGGTCCCACAAGGCTCTCCTGCTTTTGGTGTTATCCTAACTAGTATCTTTGAGAACAGTGCTCTTAATAATAGAAACGAATTAGTTGCAGCAGTGCAGCAGATGTTACAACCTAATCCACAACAACAACAAGCACAGCAGATAGAGATGCAAAAGGCTATGTTGGAGAATGCTGAGTTAGAAGCAGAGATTGGTAAGTTGTATGCACAGACACAGAAACTACAAGTAGATGCAGGTGATAAAGTATCTCAAGAAGCTCTAGCTAAGAAACAATTAGAGCTAGCAGAGAAGATGGCTAAGCTTGAGAACATCCGTTCAGAGACTCATAGGAATATTCCTGAGGTTGAACATCTACAGTCAGAGACACTACTTAACCTAGCTAAGGCAAGGGTGGCTTAATGACAGATAAAGAATTACTCGAGCAACGTCTAGATTTATTTCAACACGATGGCTGGCGAGAACTTGTTGAAGAGTTTTCAGAACTAGCACAATCACTTGAAAAGATTTATGACATCGAG